CTTTTTTACTCCATCTAGTCATAACTAAAATAATTCTACCACCTGGTTGCAAACGTTGACGTGGTCCTGATGTGTACCACTCGTAAGTTTTTTCAAATGCGTTTGGTGAGTTTACATCTTGCTCGGAATGTGGGTCATCAATAATAAGTAAGTCTGCACCTCTCCCGGTCACCGCACCTTGGACACCGACTGCAAAATATTCTCCGCCTTGTGCAGTGTTCCATCGTCCTGCAGCTTTACTATCTTCTTGAAGTCTGGTTGCAAAAAGATCTTGATATTCTTTTGAATCAATTAAGTTTTTAGTTTTACGACCAAAGTTAACAGCTAGTTCTGCTGTGTGAGTTGCTTGAATAATTTTTAATTGTGGATAATTACCAATCATCCAAGCAGGTAAGAAATAAGATGCAAACTCAGATTTAGTATGTCTTGGTGGCATATTAATAATTAATCTTGTGAGCTCACCACTTGCAACACGATTAAATTTATCTGAAATAATTTTGTGATGAGATCCTTCAATAAATTGAGGCCACATTTTTTTTACAAACGTTAAAAAATCTTTTCTAGCTTCTTCTGCTTTTTGATTTTCGTAACCTGCTATAATATCTGCTTTTAATTTTTCTCTAACCTGAACATCAGGTATTTTATTAATTTTATCTAAAGTTAACCTCATATGGAACCACAAAGTATTTTATAGGATTAATTATGTAAATCAAGCAATATAGGGGTATGTGCATGGGACCCCTTTGCAAAAAGGCGAATCGATAATAATAAAAAAGTCAAAAATCCAAAACGTTCTGGTACCTCTATTAGTTTGGGTGGGTCCCGCCCACATGCTCTTCTCTGCAGCCTTTTTTAATTTTTTATGTTGCAAATGTAGGATTTTCTGTTAGTATTTTATTTTAAACTTAACATACAAAGGAGTAAAAAATGGAAAAGTTTAGAAGATGCAGAGAACATCCAGCATACGATACCATTGCTAAAGAGTTTAGCAAAGAAGATGCTAAGAACTTTAGGATTTATGAAAATGATATCTATGAAGTTTGGGTGTACAAAAAACAGATGGCTAACTTTTTGGTCCACGAAGAATCGGACAAAGGTAAGATTACTTATCTTTCCATCAAAAGAAAAGATAAACAATCAATTCATGATTGGAGACATTTCCAAGAAATAAAAAATGAATTGGTTGGTGAAGAGAGAGAAGCTGTGGAAATTTATCCAAAAGAATCTCGTCTTCATGATACGGTTAATCAATATCATTTATTTGTAGTACCTGCCGGAAGAATGGTTCCGTTCGGTTGGACAAATAGAAATGTTGATTACACTGCCAAAGTAGGTGGCCACAATGTTTCTGGCCAAAGAGGAAAAGAAAATAGGTCTTTAGAGTTGCAAGAACATTGTAAATGGCTTGATACTTTTAAAGCATATTTTTAGAAACTAACTATAAAAACGCGGGGACGAAAGTCCCCGCAGAAAGGTAAAAAATGAAATACAAACCAATACCATCATTAGACAAATGGATAGAAAGTCAAAATGGTCCTACATTTAATTCTGAGTTAAGAGGACAGATGGAAACCGTTTACGGACTTTTTGCGATGAAGCTGCCCTCGTGTTTTGTAGAGGACATACAACATTCTATATTCGAAGTCGCGTCTTTAAATGGAATAGATTTTAAGGACGTAGGTTGGGACACAGAGTTTAAGTGTCCCTTTACTGGATATGGTATGAAGTGTTCTAATAGTTTTTTTGGGGGGCCACCTATGTGGGTTCCTAAAAAAATACCTATGGAGGAGCTTCCCACACACTTACCAAATCAGATGCTTAACCAAAAGCTGAAGGCGGTAGAATAATCTAAACATCCCCGAGCCGATGAACTCGGCTCGGGGTTTTCTTTTTTTATTTTTTTTAGGGTGGGCCCCGCCCACATGCTCTTCTCTACATACAACCTGTAGTTGATGAATTTTTTGCATACAACGTGAGGCTGTATGCGATGCCTGCATACAACCTCAACGCTTTTTTTTACAACTTAAGCTGATTTTTTATCAGCTGGTACAAAGGACTTGTAAAAAACTTGTTGAACTCTATAACTCGTAATTACAAAATTCAAGTAAGGTTGCAACCTTTCTTGAGTTTCCTTTGCACTCTTAAATTGCTCAGCTTCAGTTTTAGTGTCAAAGCTAGCATCAACAGAGATGTCAGCTTTTCCTGTTCCATCTTTTTGCTCTTTGATACAAAAAACTATAAACTGGTGTTTTAAGTTATCCATTTTTATTTACCTCGCTTTCATATTTCTAATTGACAATATAGTGTATGTAGGATAATCTGTCAAGTAGAAAGGACAAAAAAAATGAAACAATTATGCTTAATATTTCCAGATCAATCAAACCAATTAGAGTTTGACTTTTCTGAAAAAAAGAAAAAATCAAGTTTTGAGTGTAGAGCAAAAAAATGCTCTAATGAATTAAGACCTGATTATACTTCTCGATTAGATGATAGGTATTGTTTAGATTGTATGCCTTATTAATATAAGAAATGGGGGTAAGAAATTGCCCCCATTTTTTTTTTATGGGTGGGCCCCGCCCACATGCTCTTCTCTCTTTTTTCTAGTGTGGCGTGTATTTTATACACGCCACATTTTTTATCTACCTACTGATCTGCACTCTTTGAGGTGTTTCTTTCCAACTTATATTTAAAGTTTTTTGAAACGTTTGATCTAGTGCCGCAACCAACTCTGAAGGCGCGTCAGCTTCCATAACGCTGTCTTCAGCAACTCTTTTGATACGTTTTAGTTCAGCGAGTTTTTTGCCTTCTGGTAGCTTCTCAGCTTCCTTCTCAGCAAGGCCTTTGGCCCAGATAGTTAATTGCTCTTCGCAATCTTCAGCAGTTATTGTATCGTTCCTACTTTCAAACTTATACATTAAATCCTGCTTTTTATCTTTGCTGGTAGCTTTTTTGCCAAAAAAAGTTTTAGCTGTTTCTTGTGCTGTTCTTAAATTGTCTTCAGCTTCTCTGAGAGTGTCAACAATTTTTTGAGCACCAATTTTGGCAGCTAGTTTTTTGACAGCTTTATTAGTCATGGTAGTTATATATTGCCTGACCAATAGTTTTTGTTCTTCTATTAGAGGATCAAGATTTCTTCTAATTTTTGCTTTGAAGTGATCTTGAGTTCTAACACTTATTTGTTTTCCCATATCATACCTTCCTTTGTTAATTTATGGTGATTTGTTTTTATAGGATTATGGAGGATTTGTCAAGCAGGTTATCTAAAATTTTTTTTAAAAAAAGGGGTGGGCCCCGCCCACATGCTCTTCTCTGTTATATGTTTCACGTGAAACAAAAAACCCATTATGAACACTTTGTCTATTGACTTATATAGGATACTCCTATATAGTGTAGATCTAGCAAAAAGCTAGAGAAAGGTAGAAAGATGCCGAGAGAAAAAAGGTACCAGTTGTGTTTAAACTTCAAGAGTAAAGAAGATCTTGAAGAGTGGGCCAAGGGTACAACTAAGCGGCCTTATGTAATTGCTGAAAGAGATGCGTTGCATGAGCATTGTGAAAAGGGTGTGTTTCTTACTAAGAAGTTTAATGTAAAAGCTTTCTTAGATGAAAATGCTCCCGAAGAAAAAGATCTGCATCCTGTAGCTCAAGGGTTACGAATTAGCAGGTTAGGTTAATTAAACTAGATCCAGGCCTTCGGGCCTGGATCCTGATCCCTGGTCCTGTTGTGCAATCATCTACATCGGCAGGACCTGGGATCAGTAGGCTGGAGCGACGCTTCGTTAAATAACGCGGCTGGCCTCACTGGTCCAAAAAAAGGAGAAAAATAAAATGGGATACACTAACTATTGGACACAGAAAAAACCTTTTAATAATAGTCAATGGAATATTATTAAAAAGGAATATGATTACATCAAAGAAAATTTTTCAGATGATGATGGAATAATAGAAGACCAAACAGAAAAATCAGATGAAATTATTTTTAATGGTAAATCAAAAAATAATTTAAATCATGAAACTTTTGTTTTAACAAAAAATTTTAGAAAACCTTTTTATATTGGAGATGATGTAAAATTTAATTTTTGTAAAACTGCTAGAAAACCTTATGATCTTGCAGTTTGGCATTTGTTAACATTTGTTAAAATGATTGCCCCCAACTCAATAGATATAAGACGTGATGGTTGGTATAATGGAAGAGAGGAGAAATAAGCCACAAGCCACAAGCTCTTATTTTTTAAAAAAAAATAAAAGGGGTGGGCCCCGCCCACATGCACCACACATGTGTTGCAAAAATGCAACACTGATAATTTTTATTTTATTTTTTTATTTTTTTTATTTTAATTTATAGGATTTTATGTTAAAAATAATTCAGAAAGGACAAAAAAATATGACAAAGGAAAGAACAATAAAATTGGAATCATACTTTGGTGAACAAGAATTTACACTAAAGGAATTTCAAAAAAGATGGTCTGGACCAACAAATGAAATCTGGGCATTTTTAATTGATCATGGCAGTAGGGAAGAAATGAAGTTTGGACAAAAACTTGTAGAAGAAATTTTTCCAGCTGTTACTGAAAAAGCTTTCAACAAATTTTATGCAAAACAAAAAGAAAGGAGCGAAGATGCCAAAGACTCTTAAGCCTGAGTATCAACCAGGTGGCGCGCAACGCCACGTGATCTTGGACAAAGCGGTTCAGTACATCCTGAACCCGAAGTTCGGCACCCAGAACGCTAAACACGCGTTTCTATTGGAAGAAGTCGGATTGTCCGAAACTGAGTACCTGGAAGCCCTGAACAGGGCAACCAATGGTGAATTGGTAAAGACGGCACTAGGGGACTAGTGCCGATCCCTGGTCTATTGTGCCCCAGTAATTACGGGCGGAAGAAATTCTAGAGAACAATGGACCTGGGATCGGTTGTTATCTTTGCCTAAGTGAACGTTTGATCAACGGACGTACGATGGCCTGAAAGATGGCTGGTGAATCTCTGACAACCGGTCCCAAGCCACAGGCCACAGGCCACAAGCTACAAGCCACAAGCTTTTATTTTTTTTTTTTTTTTTTTTTTTTTTTTTTTTGGGTGGGCCCCGCCCACATGCGCTCCTCGAAAATAAAAAAATTTTTTTCTTGACTATTTCCTATTTTATCCTATATTTGAATCATGAATAAAAACGATGCATTAAAAATAGTAGGGGGCCTCTCCAGGCCTTCTAAAATGCCTGGATGGTGTTATGGTTTACCCGCTAAAGAGTGCAAGACCGGCGGCAAGCTGCAGAAGGTGCCGGGCTCAGTATGTTTTAATTGTTACGCGCTCAAAGGTTGTTACGTCTTTGACGTTGTACAAGCCGCACAATATAGAAGATTAAAATCTATTAAACATCCTGGATGGGTTGCGGCAATGGCCTATTTAATTAATTCAAAAAAATCAAAATATTTTAGGTGGCATGATTCGGGTGACGTTCAAGACTTAGAACATTTATTTAAAATTTATAAAGTTTGTAGGTTAACACCCGGTAAAAAGCACTGGTTGCCAACCCGTGAAGCCTGGATCAAGGACCATATTGAAACCGCGCCAAAAAATTTAGTTGTAAGATTTAGCGCGCCAATGATGGACCAGGAAGCCCCGGCCAGCTGGCCCAACACTTCAAGCGTTGTGACTAAAAAATTTACTTGTCCAGCTTCTAGACAGAATAACGAGTGTCGAAGCTGTAGGAAATGCTGGAATCCTAAAATTAAAAATGTTGCATATAAGAAACATTAAAAAGAATTTGCGCAAGCTAGCGCGCAATAGGGTTTTGTACGTAGGGCCACAGGCAGTACAAAGCCCGCAAGCTTGGGAGGACTCTACCGCTAACTCAACGCGTGGGCGGGTTGCAGAGCCCCAAGCCACAAGCAGCAAGCCCGGGTGGGCCCCGCCCACATGCACGCACCAGGCTACAAGCTGCAGGCAGCATGCAGACCACAAGCTGCAGGCAGCAAGCTACAAGCGTTCAAGCCACAAGCAACAGGCCGCAAGGCCACAAGCTACAGGCTCGGGTGGGTGGGTCCCGCCCACAAGCGCGTGCACCGCGGTCCCTTCATAAAGTTTTATGCTCGAAGGATCGAGGGCCTTCGGCAGGGTCTTAACCCAGATAAAAGTATTCTTTGGATGTGAAATATGGAAGGCAATTTGGTGTGGAGAGAAGTTTATTTTCTTAGCTTTTTTTAGCTTTAATTCTATAGTGAAAAAGTGACCAGAATTATTATAGCCCAATACATCAGGAGTGCCGTGTGCAGCACTATTTTCCAAGCGTGTAAATGATAATTTGCAATTATTTTTAGTAACGAACGCTTTAATTTCATGCCAAAATTTAGTCTCTTCTTTATACATTTTTTAAGCTAATTTTTAAGCTAAGTGGTGTGTAGAGTTAGTCACCTATCTTCTTCAAAACTTCGCCCATATTCCAGGATTCAGCTCGTATAGTAAATACCAATCTATGAGTTTCTCTATTACCAATTATTTTATTTTCTAATAATTGTAATGAAGTCACGTCGTAAAATTTTCCATTTGGAAGACAAACTTGAACTCTAGCATTGCCAGAAACTGGCGAAACTAACATTTTGTCTAGTACCTGTCTTAGAAGCTTTCCATTCATTCAGGTTGAAATATATCCTATAATTTATATAATGCAAGTATGGGATTACCAAAAAGACTAACAGATAAACAAATTAAATTTGCAAATCTTTTAATAGCTAATGATGGCAGAAAGACAGCAACAGATTGTGCAATTGAAGCTGGGTATGATAAAGACTCTGCTTATGTAACTGCATCAAGACTCCAGAATCCTAAACACTATCCTTTGGTAGTTCAATATATTGGAGATAGAAAATCTGAGATGTTGAAAAAATATGATGTCACTTACGAAAGACACATGGCAGAATTAGGTAAAATTAGAGATGAAGCAAGAGTTAATAAAGCCTGGACAGCTGCAGGAAATATGGAAATAGCTAGAGGAAAGGCTGCGGGATTCTACACAAACCAATCTGTTCACTTACATAAACATGAAAATTTATCTCAAGAAGAGATCGACAAAAGAGTTGCTGAGGCTTTGAAACATTACCAACCAATCATAGAAGGTGAGGTTGAAATTATTACAGACGAGTTATCTTCTTCACCCAAGCCCGAGGAATCATTGTCCGATCCCCAAAAGTAAAACCATCTTCATCTTTATCGTAAGATGCAAATAATTTAATTGATTTTTTATCTTTAGAATATAACCAACCTTCATTAACAGGTTTAGCTAAGGCCATTTTATCAAATTCTTTTTCTGTTGCCCAACCAGAATCACTAACACAATCTATCCATTCCACCCTAACTTTGGGGTATGGAATTTGAGATACACCTTCGGCTGCTATTCTTTTTCTTCTTTTTTTGGGCATGACCCGGTATAGCACCCTATAGACCTTTTTTCTAGGGACACATTTACAAAATATTTTTTTCTTATGCGCGCGTACGGAAAATTTGTAACATTGAAAAAACTAGGTTTTATGCGGATTGTAACACCTGTAACACCCTATTGTTACAATTTGATTTTGAATTAATGGCTTAAAATATAGCTTATTTAAGATTGTAACACCTGAGAGAGTGTAACATGGTTTTGAAAATAAAAATTTATTTTTTTATCTCTAGGAAAAAACTCTATACGATACATTTAGTTTAGAATTATTCTAAAT